TGCAATCCGTCAGAGTTTTTGTGAAATCTATAAAGGAAATGTTTTGCAGAACTTTGCAAATGAAATGAGAGCAATGCTTTCTGATAAGAATTTGAAAAAGTTCCCAGAAACACCAGTTATGGGGAAGCTAGATTTAGACCAAGTTAAGAAATCTGTGTTTTTCTGTATATAGCATTTTTTTACCAATATGTATGCAGCACCGCATACATTAAGTTCCACTAATGACTAGCTGAACAGTTAGCCGCCTAATTGTTCAACTGGTCATTTCACAATCAATCATAAGGAGTAAAATATATGAGTGATATTACGACAAGAGTAAGTGTTGTTGGTGAAAGCATTTATCCGCACTTAAATAAGCCAGACGTTAGATTTAATGACTGGGGAGAATTTAAGGTTACTTTAAAGGTAGGCAAACAAGATGCTTCGGCTATGGTTAAGTTATTTGACCAAGCTATCGAAGACAATCTAGCCACTGCGGAAAAAGAAGCTAAAGGTAAAACAGTTAAATCTGCACCAAAACCTTACAAAATTGAAGGAGACAATGTTTTCTTCAAATTCAAAATGAGAGCATCAGGTACTAACAAGAAAACAAACGAAAAGTTTTCTCAAAGACCTGCTCTTTTTGATGCAAAGAAAAATCCCATACCTGCAAGTCAGAATATTTGGGGTGGTTCTTTAATGAAAGTGGCTTATCAATTAATCCCATACAATTCACCTGCAATCGGTGCAGGAATAAGTGCAAGATTAAAAGCTGCTCAAATAATCAAACTAGTAGAAGGACAAAATCAAAATCTTTTTAAAGAAGAAGATGGTTTTGAAGCTACTAAAAAAGAAGAAACGAACTCAGATGCAGAAATTCAAACGGGTTCAGATTTCTAAGGACGTTTGGTTAAAGTCAGGATTGGAAGAAGCTATCCATATTTTTTTAACAAGTAAAAATGTTGATTTTACTTATGAAGGAATGAAGATAGTCTTCTCCCAACCTACTCAAAATAAACATTACACACCAGACTTTCCTATTAAAAAATCTTTTATTATTGAAAGTAAAGGTTCATTCAATTCAGCAGATAGAAAAAAACATAAATTAATTAAAGCACAACACCCAGAATTAGATATTAGATTTATCTTTTCTAATTCAAGAACAAGAATAGGTAAAAAATCAAAAACTACTTATGGCAAGTGGTGTGATTTATTTGGTTTTAAATATCACTGTATTCAATCCACTAAAAAACATTTCCCAGATAATTGGTTAAAGGAGATTAAAACAAAACAAAATGGCACGACAAGAAACTAAATACATTGTAATTCACTGTTCTCAAACTCGACCTTCACAAAAATGGGGCGCGAAAGAGATAGATAGAGTACATAGAGAATTTGGTTGGTTAAAAATTGGTTACGCAGGTGTTATAAAAAGAGATGGCACTTGGGAGCAGGGTCGTCAAGATGATGAAGTTTTAGCACATGTTAAAGGTTATAATCATTGTGCTTATGGATTTGCTTTAATCGGTGGAGCAAACGAAGATAATTGGAAACAACCTGAAGACAATTTTACTGCTGAACAATGGGAAACACTTAAAACAGAATTAACAAGATTAGTTAAAAAATATCCTGATGCAAGAATTGTTGGACATTATGATTTAGACAAACATAAAACTTGTCCGAACTTTGATGTTCAAGATTATTTATTGCATGAAGATATTCCAAATTACAAATTTCAAGATGGCTTGACTAATGAAGCCGATTTAGAGGAACTCCGCAATGATGGAGTTATCTAAAGAAGAAAAGTTTCTTGGTCATGCTCCTTGTAACAACTGCAGTAGTAGGGATAATTTAGCCATATACTCATCACATTCCTACTGCTTCGGTTGCAAGATTTATATCAAACATGATGGTCAGGTTCTTGACCAACCCCCAACACTTAAAAAAGAATTTAAAGAAATGATAACAGGAATAACTGAAGCACTTCCCAAAAGGAAAATTAATTCAGAAACTTGTAAAATATTTAATTATGAAACTGCAATATATAATGGTCGCAATTGCCATATATCTAATTACTACAACAGAAATTATAATAAGGTAGCACAGCACTTACGTTTTCCTGACAAATCTTTTATTTGGTTAGGCGATACAGACAAAATTTGTTTGTTCGGTCAAAACCTGTGGAGAGATGGCGGGAAAATGATTGTTATTTGTGAGGGCGAAATTGATGCCATGTCAATTAGCCAAATGAACTCTAACAAATTTCCTGTGTGTTCTGTTCCATCAGGCGCAGCTTCGGCAAAGAAATATATTAAAAGAGAATTGGAATGGCTAAGTAAATTTCAAAAAATTGTACTTTTTTTCGATAATGACGAGGCAGGTAATGCTGCTAGTTTAGAATGTGCTTCAATTCTTCCAGTCAAAAGAGTTCGAATAGTTAAAGCACAAGGCAAAGATGCAAACCAATTATTAGTTGATGGTAAAGGACATAAAATCATTGAAGCTATTTGGGAAGCAAAAGCATTTACACCACAAGGAATTATAGAAGGTTCTGAAACCAAAGATTTACTTTTAAGAGAAGATTATGTTGAAACCTTTCCTTACTGTTGGAATGGTCTCAATAAAAAATTAGGTGGAATTAGACTTGGAGAAATAAATTTATTAACTGGTGGTACTGGAACTGGAAAATCTCAGGTCTGTCGTGAAATAAGTTTTAGTTTAATTAATCAAAAAATAAAAATTGGTTATATAGCTTTAGAAGAAAGTGTTAAGAGAAGTCTTCAAGGACTTGTTTCTATTCCATTAAATAAATTAATTCATATTCCAGAAGTTAAGAAAAAAACTTCTAAAGAAGAAATTATAAAATCATGGGAGCAAATAAAAGATTACGTTTGTTTTTATGACCACTTCGGCAGCAGCAGTTCAGAAGATTTAATGAACAGAATTAGATATATGGTTAAAGCATTAGATTGCAAAGTAATTTTCCTAGACCATATCTCAATTGTAATAAGTGAAGTTACTTCTTCTGAAAATTCTGATGAGAGACGTTTAATTGATAATACGATGTCTGCATTAAGAAAATTAGTAGAAGAATTAAAATGTGGAATATTTATTGTATCTCATTTGAAAAGACCTGAAGGAAAAGTTTCGCATGAACAAGGTTTACAAGTTAGTCTTGCACATCTTCGTGGTTCACATTCTCTTGCAACCATACCAAACCAAATTATTAGCTTTGAAAGAAATCAACAAAGTGAAACAGAAAATAATATTTTAACTGTCAGAGTTTTGAAGAATAGATTTAGTGGAGATACGGGAATAGCTTCAACACTAATTTATAATAAAGACACTGGTCGTTTATCAGAAGGCGACTTTGATGAATGATAGTTTATTAACTAAATTTATTTTATCTTTTTTAGTAGAGAAAGAAGATTATTTAGAATTATCGCAAACACAACAGCAGTTAGTTTTTGAAACATGTAAAACTATTATGACTGCAATTTACAATGCCATTAAATATGAGAATGTTTATCCAGTAATAATGTGTGGTGATTGTGAAGCTAAAAATATTATTACTAAAGCTATTAAATCCATAGAACACATACTGCCCAGTGCAGATAAAATTACAGTATCACTAATACATTAATAAATGACACGACAAGCGACAGCACGTTTAGCTTGGGAAACTCCATATAAAAAATCAAATGGAATTTACCAAAAGAACCACAGCATAATTTTTAATAAAAATAAACAAATGAAACTAGTCATTGACGTAGAAACCAACGGGTTTCTCGATAAACTAGACACAATTCATTGTTTGGTATGCAAGGATATTGAGACGAATAAAATCTATTCATTTAATCCTAACCAACTTGATGAAGGTCTAAAGTTACTAAAGAAAGCCACATTATTAATAGGTCATTCGATTATAGGATTTGACATACCTGCACTTAATAAAGTGTTTGGTAAGAAATTTGAATATGAAGGTGCAGTTCTAGATACCTTATTATGTTCAAGACTTATTTATACAAATCGTGCAGACTTAGACTATCAATATAAACAATTACCACCAAAACTATATGGAAAACATTCACTAGAAGCATGGGGTTATAGGGTAGGACTTCGTAAGGGAGATTTTCAAGAACATAATACTTTTGATGTTTGGACAAAAGACATGCAAGATTATTGTGAAAGAGATGTCGAAGTTTGCCATTTACTTTATAAATTAATTGAAGCTGAAAATTATTCTAAAGACGCAATTAAATTAGAACATCAATTTGCTTATTGGATAGTTAAACAAGAGCAAGGTGGTGTTAATTTTGATAAGACGACTGCTCAGTCGCTACATTCAATCCTTACTAAAAGAAGACTAGAGTTAGAAGAAAAACTTTCTCTAGTCTTCGGTACTATTAAAAAATCTATAGGTTTTAAAACTTATAAAAGAGATAATATAAAAAAGGGAATTAAAGCGGGTGTTCCAATAGAACAATTTAAAACTGAAATCTTTAATCCCAATTCAAGAGACCAAATAGCAGAGAGATTGAAAACTTTAGGTTGGAAACCAAAAACTTTTACCGCAACTGGAAAACCAGAAGTAAATGAAAAAGTCTTAAAAGAACTTTCTTATCCTGAAGCAAAATTAATATCAGAACATTTATTAATACAAAAAAGATTAGGTCAACTTTCTGATGGCGAACAGGCATATCTTAAATTAAATCATAAAGGAAAAATTCATGGAAAAATTAACACCAATGGCGCAATTACAGGTCGCTGCACTCACTTTAACCCAAACCTTGCACAAGTTGTTTCAAAAGCCAGTAAGTATGGTGCTGAGATGCGTGGGCTTTTTATTGCTCCTTCCAATATGGTTATGTTTGGCATTGATTTTTCTGGGTTGGAGCTTCGTTGCTTGGCAAATTACTTGTATCGTTATGACAGTGGTGATTTTCAAAAAACATTACTTGAAGATGATATACATGCCAAAAATCAAAAACGTCTTGGATTGGACAGTCGTGATAAAGCTAAAACTTTTATATATGCTTACATTTACAATTGCGGAGATAAGAAGCTCTCTGAATTACTTAATGTCTCTATTTCAGAAGCAAGACGAATAAGAAGTACATTTGAAAAACTTTTACCTGCATTAAAAACTTTAAAACAAGCTGTTGCAGT